GGCCGGGTCGTGTACCGGCTGGAGGACATCGAGGAGTACGAGCGCGAGCAGATCCGCGCGAGCACTGCCCGCACCTTCACCAATCCTGCGGCGTGAGGGGTGCGGCGATGAGAGATTCCAATCGCATTTCACTTGACGATCTCGGGCTCATGCCGCTCGGCGACATCGCCGCTATGCCGGCCGAGCAACTGGCGCTTCTGCAGGAGGAAGCCGGCGAACGGTTGCGCAGCGTCGAGGCGATCATCGAGTGGCTCAACGGGGCCATTGCGCTCAAATACACCGACCGCGCCGCCATGGCGCGCCTCGAGGCGTCAAAGGACACCGGTACCGTACGCCTTGCGGACGAGGATGGCGTCGTCGTTGCCGTGACCACGCCCAAGCGGGTCGACTGGGATCAGCATATCCTTGCTGCGCTCGTCGAAAAGATCAGAGCCGCCGGCGAAGATCCTGCCGAATACGTAAGGACGAAATTCGACATCACAGAGCGCGCTTACGCAGCCTGGCCGTCTCACATCCGCAAGATCTTCGAACCGGCGCGTACGGTTCGCACTGGCAAGATGACCTTCAGGCTCATCCGGGCCGGGGAGGAATGAAATGACCCTCCCCATCATCTCGGCCGATCAGCGGCTCGCCGAGCCGCGCGGCATCAAGGGTGCGATTTTCGGCAAGTCCGGCATCGGCAAGACCAGTCTGCTCTGGACGCTCGATCCCGCGACCACGCTCTTCATCGATCTGGAGGCGGGCGATCTGGCCATAGAGGGCTGGTCCGGTGACAGCGTGCGACCGCGTACCTGGGCCGAATGCCGCGACTTCGCTGTTTTCATCGGCGGGCCCAATCCGGCGCTTCGGGACGACCAGGTCTACAGCGACGCCCATTACGCTGCAGTGTGCGAGCGCTTCGGCGATCCGGCGGCGCTGGACCGCTACCAGACCATCTTCATCGACTCGATTACCGTCGCGGCCAGACTCTGCTTCCAATGGTGCAAGGGTCAGCCCGAAGCCTTCTCAGAGAAGACCGGCAAGCCCGACATCCGCGGCGCCTATGGATTGCACGGCCGCGAGATGATCGCGTGGCTTACCCATCTGCAGCACACGCGAGCAAAGAACGTCTGGTTCGTCGGGATCCTGGACGAGAAGCTTGACGACTTCAACCGGCGCGTCTTCTCGGCGCAGATCGACGGGTCCAAGACGGGCCTCGAGCTCCCTGGCATCGTCGATGAAGTCCTGACGATGGCCGAGATCAAGGATGAGTCCGGCACGCCATACCGCGCCTTTGTCTGCCAGACGATCAATCCCTGGAACGTCCCCGCGAAGGACCGCTCGGGCCGGCTCCTGTCGGTCGAGGAGCCGCATCTCGGCCGCCTCATGGCGAAGATCCGCGGGCCGGTGAAACCCGCTTCCGAGCGGCTCGACTACCGCAGCCCATCACCGGCTGCCGCCTCGACCATGGCCACCCCCACCCAATCCGAAAACGCCTGAACGAGGAGAGCCCAGTCATGTCTGGATCCTGGAACGACTTCAACGACGCCAAGCAGAACACCAATATCATCCCCAAGGGCACGCTGGCCAAGGTCCGCCTGACGATCCGCCCGGGCGGTTTCGACGATCCCGCGCAGGGCTGGACCGGTGGATACGCGACGCGCGGAACGACCGGTTCGGTCTACCTCTCGGGCGAGTTCACGGTGCTCGAAGGGCCCTATGCCCGACGGAAGATCTTCACACTGATCGGGCTCTACAGCCCGAAGGGGCCGGATTGGGCAAACATGGGCCGTAGCCTGATCCGCGGCATGCTGAACTCTGCGCGCGGCATCTCGGACAAGGACATTTCTGCACAGGCTCAGGCTGCCCGCCGCATCAGCAGCTTCGCCGATCTCGACGGGCTCGAGTTCGTCGCAAAGGTCGACATCGGCACAGATACCAATGGCGACGAGAAGAACGAGGTTCGCGCGGCCGTGACGCCGGACCACAAGGAATACGCGGCCATCATGGGCGCGGCCGGTACCGTGCCGCCGACGCAGCCACAGGCTTTCACCGCCCAGTCCTCGATGTCGCAGCCGGGCGTGCGCCCCTCCTGGGCACAGTGAGGGGTAAGCCATGCTGCTGCGCCCCCGCCAGAAGCAGTTCGTCGAGCGCAGCGTTCGCGCGCTCGGCGAACATGGAAACACCCTCGGCGTCGCCCCGACCGGAGCGGGCAAGACGATCATGCTCTCTGCGGTCGCGGGGCGCATGGTCGCAGAGACCGAAGCCAAGGCCTGCGTGCTTGCCCATCGCGACGAGCTGACAGCCCAGAACCGCAGCAAGTTCGGTCGAGTCAACTCGAGGATCACGACCTCGGTCGTCGACGCCAGGGAGAAATCCTGGGGCGGACAGGTCACCTTTGTGATGGTGCCGACGCTGTCACGCGCCGGCAATCTCGACCAGATCCCTGCGCTGGACCTCCTGGTGATCGACGAGGCGCATCACGCGGCAGCGGACAGCTATCGGCGCATTATCGATACCGCGCTCAAGCGCAATCCCATGTGCCGCATCTATGGTGTTACCGCCACGCCCAACCGGGGCGACAAGCGCGGGCTGCGCCCGGTGTTCTCGAATGTCGCCGACCAGATCCGGATCGGGGAATTGATTGCCTCCGGCCACCTCGTGCCACCGCGCACCTTCGTCATTGATGTCGGCGTCCAGGATCAGCTTACCAAGGTGCGCCGCACGGCCGACGATTTCGACATGGCCGAGGTCGACGCGATCATGAATCGCTCGCCGGTCACCGAAGCGGTCATTCGACATTGGCAGGAGAAGGCGAGCGAGCGCCAGACGGTGGTGTTCTGCTCAACCGTCGACCACGCTCGCAACGTCACTGACGCTTTCAACGCGGCGGGCATCGCTGCGGGGTTGATCTACGGCGACATGAGCGATGTGGACCGCAAGGCGACACTCGACACCTATGGCGCCGGGGAACTCAGGGTCGTTGTCAACGTCGCGGTCCTGACCGAAGGCTGGGATCACCCGCCGACGAGCTGCGTCGTGCTGCTGCGGCCGAGCTCCTACAAGTCCACCATGATCCAGATGGTCGGCCGGGGCCTGCGCACGGTCTCACCCGAAGAGCATCCGCGCATCGTCAAGTCCGACTGCATCGTGCTCGATTTCGGCACCTCGACGCTGCTCCATGGATCGCTGGAGCAGGACGTCGACCTGACCGGCCATGAACCCTCCGGTGAGGCACCCGCAAAGGATTGCCCCGACTGCGGGGCCGTTGTGCCGCTCGCCACCACCGAGTGTCCGCTGTGCGGTCATCTTTGGGAGCGCCCCGAGGGTAGTGAGGGGGCCGCTCCGCTCGGCGACTTCGTGATGTCCGAGATCGACCTCCTGAAGCGGTCGAGTTTCCGCTGGTGCGATCTCTTCGGCGACGATGCTGCGCTTGTGGCCAACGGCTTCAACGCCTGGGGAGGTGTCTTCTTTCTGGGCGGCCGCTGGTATGGCGTCGGCGGCCAGCAGAAGCAGCGGCCGCACCTGCTGGCGCTGGGCGAGCGCACTGTGTGCCTCGCGGCAGCCGACGATTGGCTCAACGAGCATGAGAGCGACGAAAGCGCCCACAAGACGCGCCGCTGGCTGAATGAGCCGCCGACCAGCCGGCAACTCGCATTCCTGCCGGCCGAATACCGGCAGGACTTTGGGCTCACGCGCTACCAGGCCTCGGCGTTGCTGTCCTTCCGCTTCAATCGCGATGCCATCCGCTCCCTTGTCTTCGGGGCCGCCGACGCTGATCCCGAGGCACTGATCGGAGCGGCGGCATGATGGAGGGTGCTCATGGTCACGCCCGTCTCCCGTTGCCTGCGGCTCTGGCATCCGCGTGGGATGCTCTGCGCCGTGTGTCGGCGGCCAACCCGTGGCTTCGGCTGGTCCGACCCAGTGCGGTCCAAGCGACAGCGCCCTTCGGTCTGGTTCTGTTCGATAGCTTGCCAGGGCTTCTGGACGCGCTTGGCGCGGGAGCGCTGGGCCATGGTTGATCTCACCGAACCGGAAAAGGCGGCGATCCGAGCCGCCATGAAACCGCTCGCCGAAATCATGGAGGAGATCGGCTGGCAAGCGCGCCTCTCCGATCTTTCCGAGGCGCAGGTGCTGACGCTCATCGAGGTCGCCGTCGGCGGCTTCCAGGACGCCATGCACGGCATCGCGGCAAGTGCCGATGCGGAGGTGCCGTTCTGATGCTCGACTACAATCACCGCGCCACCTGCGCGGAACAGATCAATACGGTCATTGACCAGGCGATCGTCGCTGAGCGAGCGGCAATCCCGCCCCGGACCTATCTCGGGGGCTCTCGCCTCGGACACGCCTGTGAGCGCGCCCTGCAGTTCGAGTTCGCCGGGGCGCCGAAAGATGACGGCGCCGATTTCGGCGGGCGGACACTGCGAATCTTCGAGATCGGACACGCGCTCGAAGACCTCGCGATCCGGTGGCTGCGCGGCGCCGGGTTCGATCTCTACACCCGCAAGGGCAACCACCCGGACGGAGAGCAATTCGGCTTCTCTGCCGCCGGTCGGCGTATTCGCGGGCATGTCGACGGGATCATCGCCTCCGCACCAGAGCCGCTGCAGATCAAGGTTCCGGCGCTCTGGGAATGCAAGACAATGAACGCGAAGAACTGGCGCGACACCGTGGCCAGGGGCGTGGTCGTGGCGAAGCCCGTCTACGCGGCCCAGATCGCGCTCTACCAGGCCTACATGGAAGCGCAGGTGCCGGGCATCTCCACCCATCCGGCGCTGTTCACTGCCATCAACAAGGACACCGCCGAACTCCACCACGAGCTCGTACCATTCGACGCAGGGCTGGCCCAACGCATGAGCGACCGCGGCGTGCGGATACTGCAGGCGACGGATGCAGGCGAGCTGCTCCCCCGCATCGCCACGACGCGCGATTTTCACGAGTGCCGGATGTGCCCGTGGGCGCATCGTTGCTGGGGGCAGCCGGCATGAGTGAGAACAAGGTCGTCTCCCTCGATGCATGGCGGGATTTCAACGACGCCGCCCCGCAAGCAGATCCCTTCGATATCGAGCCGGATCCCGAGCAGATCGCGATCTTTCTCGACGTCGTCTTCGGCTATTGCGAGGGCTGGGTGCCGCTGCGGGGCTTCGTCGACAAGGGCCAGGGTATCGACGGCCGTCCCCACAATGCCTGGATCGAGACCGGCGGCAGTCTGCTCGAGAAAGCGACCGCCTTCGCCGGGTGGGCGGCGCGCGAGGGCGCGGCCTTCTACGTTGTGCCGGGAACAGTCGCTGAGGCCGGCAAGGCGAAGGCCGTCGATGTCCGGCAGATGCAGACCGTTCTGGTCGATCTCGACGCGGGCGACATCACAGCCAAGCTCGATCATCTCATCCGGCATCTCGGCGAACCGACACTGCTCGTCGAAAGCGGCGGCCGCACGCCAGATGGCCTGGACAAGCTCCATGTCTGGTGGTGCCTGAGTGAACCGGCCGAGGGCGAGGACATCTCGCTCCTTTGCAGGCTACGCGGCGACATCGCCGTCAAGGTCGGCGGCGACACGCATTTCCGTTCGGCCCACCAACCCATCCGTTTGGCCGGTTCGGTTTATCACAAGGGCGGTTTTAGACGGTTGGTCAACATCCGCCGCCACAGCCCTCGGGTCGAGGTCCATCTGGGCGATTTCGCCGAACTCGTCGCGGACATGCCGCCGCTGGCGGGTGTTGGTTCCGAGCCCGGACCAGCGGCCGACAAACCATCGATCGAGGAGATCCTGAAGACGCCGGTCCGCGAAGGCGGCGCGGACGACTGGTCACGCTTCCAGGGCGCCAGTGCTGCGATCGGTCACTATGTGCGATTGGCGCACGAGGGCCGCATGAGCCGCGACGAGGCTTGGGAGGCGATCTGTCAGTACAACGCCGCCCAGCTGCGTCCGAGCTGGCCGCTGGAGCGACTCGCCTCCGAAGCGCAGCGCCTCTGGCGACTGCACGAGGAACGCCATGGGCCTGCGCTCGAACGGCTGTCCGCCCCACCCATGTCGGCATTGCCAGCCTTCACACTCGGCGCGCTGCTCGATGATCTGAGCCCGATGCCGGAGGACATCATAGCGCCGCGGTTGCTGACCCCGGGCGGGATGCTGGTGCTCGGGGGCGCGCCGAAGGTCGGCAAGAGCGACTTCCTGATCAGCCTGCTTGTCCATATGGCAGCAGGCGTGCCGTTCCTCGGTTTTGTGCCGAGTCGGCCGTTGCGGATCTTCTATCTGCAGGCCGAGATCCAATATCATTACCTCCGGGAGCGTCTCCAGGCCATCAAGGTCGATCCCGCTCTCCTGGCGATGGCGCGCGACAATCTGGTCGCCACGCCCAAGGTGCGCATGCTGCTCGACGCGGGCGGCGTCGCTCTCGCCGTCGCTGCCGCCCGTGCTCATTACGGACACGGCGCACCCGACATCCTCTGCATCGATCCTATCCGCAACCTCTTCGATGGCGGCCCGGACGGAGGTGGCGAGAATGACAACACGGCGATGCTTTTCTTCCTGCAGGAGCGGATCGAGGCATTGCGCGACGCTGTTGCGCCCGATGCCGGCCTGATCCTCTGCCACCACACACGCAAGATCACCAAGAAGCAGCTGGTCGAGGATCCCTTTATGGCCCTCTCGGGCGCCGGATCCCTCCGCAGCTTCTACAGCTCCGGCATCATCATGCACCGGCCTGACGAGGATCGTCCCGAGCGGATGTTGCATTTCGAGCTGCGCAATGGGCCGGGCATCGAGCCCATGGTCGTCGACAAAGTCGGTGGGCGCTGGGTCGAGATCGACCGCTCCGAGACAAGGCTCGTCCGGCGCGAGTTTGCGGAGAAGCTCGACGCCGAGCGCGTCCGCAAGCATGACGTCATCCTTCAATTGCTTTTCGATGAAGCGGGAGCCGGGCGGCTCTACACGGCGCTGCAGTTCGCCGAGAGCTTCGAGAACCGCGCCGGGCTCGGCGGCAAGGACACGATCCGCGAGCGAATCAGCGTGCTCGCCACCAAGGGGTTCATTAAGTTCGTCCGGGACGGCTCACCCTTCGGTCTGCCCACCTCGAAGTCGAAGTTCGGGTATCTCTGCGTCGAGGACATGGTGTTCCCGACCGGTGAAGAGGCGGCCGATCTCGAGACCGGCGAGCTCATTCCTGAGCGGATACCGGTCCTGCCCAGCACGTACAAGTGCCCTCAGACCGGTGCCGCTCTTCCCGTGGAGAACCCTGGCGTCTGGGTCTATCCGGAGGGCGCCGAATGATCGCCCTCCACCGATCCACATCATGCGCAGACCTGCGCAGCTTCAAGTTGGGGAAGTTGGGAAAGCAGCGCCCAACTACCTGCGCTCGCTTCCGCACGGTCGCCCGCTGTTGCGCAGCATCAAGTTGGGAAGACCTCTCCCAACTACCTGCGCTGCTGCTCGCACGATCCCCATGGGCTGCGCAGTTTCAAGTTGGGAACGCGACGGCTCTCCGGCACACCCCCAACTTGAAATTCCGGAACAGCAACAAGGCCTTGTCTGGTCTCCCAAGTTGTGGGGGTGAAAGCCACCCCCTTCAGGGGTGGGGGAGAACGCCGCAGGCGGGTTCTCCCTCGCCCACCCCCAGGGGCTTCGCGTGCGCATGGCGTGCCGGACCTCTCATCCCCGACAGCACACGAGAAGGATCAACCCGCATGAACATGCATCCATTACCCGTCCCGCGAGCCGACCTCTCTCCCATGCATGTTGCTTCCGCTTCTGCCGGCAGCACCATTCTCGCTCTCGACCTCGGGACCACCACCGGCTGGGCGAGCCTGGTCAACGGGATCGTTCACAGTGGCACCGCGGCCTTCCGGACCGGGCGCTATGACGGCGGCGGCATGCGGTATCTGCGCTTCCAGCACTGGCTCGAACAGCTGGCCGACGACAGCGGTGGGCTGGCCTCGATCTATTTCGAGGAGGTCCGGCGTCACATCGGGACCGACGCCGCCCACCTCTACGGCGGGTTTTTGGCAACGTTGACGTCCTGGTGCGAGCGCGAAGGCGTCGCCTATCAGGGCGTACCGGTCGGCACCATCAAGCGGTTCGCCACCGGCAAGGGAAACGCCGGCAAGGAAGCCGTGCTTGCAGCGATGCGCGAGCGCGGGTTCCGGCCTGCCGACGACAATGAGGCTGATGCGATCGCGATCCTGCTCTGGGCAATGGAGACCCGGGGAGGTGTGCTGTGAGGTGGGCGCCACGAGGTTATGGCGGCCAGCGCCGCAGCCCCGAAGAGGTCAAGCGCGAGGGCTGGCGCGAGCAGCGCGTCCTCGCGGTGTCGCTTGATGATGACCGGCTGACCTGGCCCGAACGCGAACTGATTCGGCAACTCGGCGACAAACTCTATGGCGATCGCTATCAGGCGAAGGAGGCGCGCAGATGACCGAGTGGACACCGAGCCTCGTCGAGGAACGTCTTACGGAAGCCGCTTACGTGCTCAAGCGACTGCCCGAACCGCAGCGACAGGGATACTTCAGCACATGGCCGGAGGTCGTCCATGACTTCGCCGACAAGGTTGGACAGCAGCCCAAGCCAATGCGCATCGTGCCGTCGCCCGCTGCCATCAGCCGGATGGAGGAGACGCTCAGCTGGACGGTGGGGCTCGACCCTGTTGACGGCAAGATCATCTGGCTGCGTGCGCACGGCGAGCGTTGGAAAACGATCTGCTGGACGGTGGGGCTGCAGAGGTCGGCGGCGCACGAGCGCTGGCTGTATGCGCTATGCGTCATTGCATTCAGGCTCAATGGTCGGCGGCTCAATCGCAGCTATTCGAAGCGCAGGGTGATCGAACTGGCTGGCGCGGCGCGGCGGTGAGCAGTGGCGAGGAAAGTGTCTGCCGGACAGTTTTCGAACGGACATAAACGGCAGATCAGACTAGGTTTTCGGCTATCCTCGCGAGAGGCGCGCGCATCCCAATCTCGGTCCGCTATCACACGAGTTCACGGGTCCTTCCTGGCGATATTCGTATGCTGGCGGGCGAAGCGCGGCGCATCGCCAGCGACAGGGCCGGATTTTTGGGAAGCCACTCGGAAG